ACGGTTCGGATTGCGGTTCGCGCGGTTCGTGGTGGAGGAGTTCTCCTCTTTATCTGGATTCGAACGTCTCGGCTCGGGGGGTTGCGGAGCCAGCAGCCAATAGGTTATAAAGAATTCATTATGATGATGAATAGGGTAGAGGGGTGTTCTCGTGCGAAACTAGGCAGTAATTGGAATAACAGTTCGAAATGCAGTTCACGCAGTTCGAAATGGAATAATTCTCCACTTAATCTGAATTCGAACAAATCGACTCGAGGAGTTACGGCTACAGCAGACAATAAAGATGTACCCCTTGTTGCGGGGCTAAACGGTCTGTTGGCTGATTCCTTTACCTTGTTGCGATTCTTGAAAGAGATGACAGCAAAATACACAGCGACCGCTCCTCTGGGGCTAGTAGGGAAAACGAACGTCCTTGCTGGAGACCTATTATGAAACGCCACGGCAATCTCTGGGATAAGATAATTGACCCAGATAATCTTTACAAAGCCTATCGCAAGGCTCGTAAAGGGAAAGCTTGGCAACGCGGGATTTTAGAGTTTGAAGAAGATGTTGAAGGTAATTTACTAAAGCTACAAAAGATGCTTTGTACTGGTGAATTTACCACGGCAACTTATCGCTCTAAGACAATATTTGAACCTAAGAAGCGTGAGATTTATATCTTGCCTTTTTATCCAGATAGGATTATTCAACACGCTTTATTGCAAGTTGTCGCCCCTATATGGGATAACCTGATGATTCACGACTCGTATGCTTGTCGTGAGGGTAAGGGAATGCACGATGCTAGTCGAAAGACGATGAGGCACGTACATAACTATAAGTATTGTTTGAAGTGTGATATTAGTAAGTTCTATCCATCTATTGACCACAATATATTAATGAAGATTGTTGAGAAAAAGATTAAGTGTAAACCGACACTAAATTTACTTGAAGACATTATACGTTCGTTTGATGGTGGAAAGAATACGCCGATTGGTAACTACACATCTCAATGGTTTGGTAATCTTTATATGAACGAGTTGGATATAAACCTTAAACAGAAGCACGGTGTTAAGACGTTGATTAGATACTGTGATGACTTTGTTATGTTTAGCAACTCCAAAGATGAACTAAACAAGCTAAAGAAACACATTGAGGTATTTATAAAAGACAAGCTAGATTTAACTTTCTCGAAATGGTCAATATTTAAAGTTTCACAAGGTGTTGATTTCTTAGGTTATAGACACTTCCCTAACAAGATACTACTTAGAAAGACCACAGCTAAACGTGTAGCTAAAAGAATTAAAGCATTACCAACGCTATTAATGCTTGGTGAGATAACATTTGAACAATATAAATCATCTATCGCATCAACAAAAGGTTGGTTACAATGGGCTAACACTTATAATTTAAAACTTAATTTAAGACTTGCAGAGGCATAACAATGAAAGGATTTCCAAAAACAATTAACAATAAACACGACATCACTAAGCTAATGGCTGAGTTTGAAGTAGAGACTAAAGCATACCTACACAATGTACTAGATGAAAAAGACCAATGGTTGATGACATCTAAACTAGAAGATGGTGTTGCTGGTGTTACAGACGCTTCTCACAAGGTTGAAGAACTAACAGATGACTCTGATGTAGTTACTGAGCGTTACCAGTATGAATTTATGGAAGATGCTAACGGTGAACTATACAGACTTGGTTATGCTAATGCTGGTGAAGTTGAAGCGTTAGTCGCTTAAAACAATTAGGGGTGAGATGCCCCAAACTAATTAAATACAAAAGGATTATGTATGGAGTTCTCAGACGTTGTATTAGCCTTAGTAGGTATGGTATCAACTATAAGTGCTTGGGTAGTTGCTAATGTAGTTAGTGACATTAAGAAGCTAGAAGATAAGATGACTAGCTGTCAGACAAGTATGCCTAAGGAGTATGTTCTTAAAGCAGACCACAACCGTGAGATGCAAGAGATTAAGAAGATGCTTGGTAACATATATGACATCATCAGAGACAAGGCTAAGTAATGTTTAGTTTACTAACCAACATAGCACCAATCCTATGAACCACTACACCTACCTTATTCAGTATGAAGATGGTAAGCTGTACCACGGGGTTAGAAGCTGTTCTTGTTCTATAGAAGAAGACACTTACCAAGGTTCGGGTTTTTACACACCTAGTGGCGCTGTTGTTAATAAGATTATCTTAACTATTCATACTACTCGTGAAGAAGCTCTTACTGAAGAGGTTTGGTATCATAAAGAATACAATGTAAAAATACACCCTGATTATTATAACAGAGCTAATCAAACAACCACTAAGTTCAATTTTGACAGTACAGGGTATAAACACACAAAAGAGGCGTTGAAAAAGATGTCAGAAGCTAAGAAGGATTACATACCTTGGTCGAAAGGCATTAGTCTTTCAGATGAACACAAAGCTAACCTTAGTAAATCTCGTATGGGTAATGATTGGGCGAAAGGTCATAAGTTATCAGATGAGTCTAAGGCTAAGATAGGTAATGCCACTCGAGATGACAATAAATACTGGTTTAAACATAACTTGTACGGACTTGTATGTTGCACGAGAAGATATTTGAAAGATAACTTTAACAGCCCAAAGTATATTGACCACTTGTTTAGGAAACAACCTCACAGTAGTCACAAGGGTTGGACACTACATCCTTTGGAGGCATTATGATTTCACTAATAACAAATGTAGCACCTATTGCTTTTGGCTTCTTAATGAAGCTCTTCGCACTTAACCAACAGGCTAAACAAGAACAGCAGTCTCAGATGTTAGATGCGTTTGCTGCTAGGTCACAATCTATAGACGCTGCTAGGATAGCTGCTAATAAAGAAAGTCCTATGGCTGCCTTAAACAGACGATTAATCATTTGGGTAATGTTAGCCTTGATAGTTACTTATGTACTCGCTCCCATCCTATTTGACATCCCTACAGCTGTTCCTATCATTCAAGAAGGTATAAGCTTCCTAGGATTTGATATAACTTCTGATACAGTAGAATATACGATGGTCAGAGGCTTGGTTAAGTATGATGAGATATTCGGATGGACATCATTAATCGTTGAAATGTACTTTGGTGCTTCATTGGCAAAGGGTAAGTAAATGTTCAATAAACTGATATTTGGCACTACGTTAATTCTAAGTGTTCAAGTATTAGCTTTAGACCCTATCATTACAGATTCAACTAATCCAACATCAAAGGACATAGGACTATACGCTAGGATTGTTATGCCTTTAAATGCTCCTAAAGAACGTATCAACTGTAACACTCTGTATAAACTTGAGCTTAGAAAGAAACGACTTGAGGTAATGCGGCTTGAACAGGAACTAGCAGACCTTAGAAGACTTGGCATTAAAAATAAATTCGAGAATTAATATGGCAAACCTTGGTGATGACTTAAATAAGATAGACGAAGCAAAGGCAAAGATAGCTAATACTACTATTGGTATCTTTGGTTATAAGCTAACGCCAACTCAGATAGGTATGGCATTTGCTGTATTATCAACTACATTAGGTACTTTGTATGGTGGATTCACTATGTATCAGAAGGTAGAAGGTATAGCTAGTTTAGATTTAGGTGCGTATCAAGCAAAGATGGGTGCTATGGACATTAAGATTGAACAGGCATTGGATTACTCGAGAGACATTAAAAACGGTCTTAGAGACGATATTATGCGCATTGAGAAAGTCGCTGATAGAGTTGAAGACGATGTAAACAATATTGAAGACAAGGTTCGTAACTTGGTTGATGAAGCTGAAGTTAGGTTTGAATCTAAGAGAGACCAGTTAAGGACAAGCAACAAGGCAGATATTAAAGAGCTAGAAGAACGATTGAACGCTAAAGTACAAAGAGCATTAGATAACCCATTGGCTAACTAAATGAAAATATCAATAATATTTTTAATCGTATTACTTAGTTTTTTTAAACAAGTATTTGCTAATGAATTGCATATAATTAAGAACAATGGTTTTGGTAGTCACGAGGTTTATCAGTGTGTAGATACTCGAGAGTGCTATGACTTATACAAGACGAAGCGATTCTTTGATAGTAGTATAAATTGCGCTACAAAGATGTGGATACAGAGAGATAATAAAATTATAATGAGACTGAAAGGTCATAAATAGGAGAAGTAAAATGTTAAGATATAACATACCCCAAGAGAAGCCAGTAGTAAAAGCGCCAGCTAAAAAGAAGCCAGCTAAGAAAAAGAGTGGTAAGTAGTTGATTTAACTACAGTTTTTGTATTATAATGCAACCAAACGGAGAACCTAATGACCTTTAGAGAACTTATCAATGAAGTCCTAATCAGGTTGAGAGAAGACACCATTGCTACCGACTGGTCGGGTAATATCAATGACAGCACAACAATAACTGACTATCAGAAGGTTATTGGCTCACTGATTAACGACTCAAAAAGTAATATTGAAGCTTACCACGATTGGCTAGTCCTTCGTGAAACTGTTGACGTATCTACAGTAGTAGACACTAGAAACTATAATTTATCGTCTGGACAAGAGATAAAAGTTATCGATGTTATGAATCAAGATCAAGGCACTCATCTTAATCAGGTCAGTCGTCAAACCATGAATACATATAGATACCCTACTGAACAGTCAGGCGATCCTGTGTATTATGCTTTTAACGGTGTTGACTCTTCAAACAACTTAAAGATTGACTTAGAACCTAAGCCTAACAAGGCTCAGACTATTTCATTTGATATTGTTAAATACCAAGACCCTTTAAAGCTTGCAGCTACTGTTATTAAAATACCAGAAAAAGCTGTTATTCTTGGCGCATGGATGAGAGCTGTATCTGAGCGTGGTGAAGACGGTGGTACTCAAACTAGCGTTATAACGATGGAATACAAAGAAATGCTTAATCAGTCTATTATGTTAGATAGTGGTAACACTCAATACGAATCAGACTGGTACATCGCATAATGGCAGCACAAATACAGCCTCTTGTTCTTGACTCAATCGGAATATACGGTTTAAATAAACAATCGTCTCCTTCTAGTTTAGAGCCTCAGTGGCTGACTGAAACCCAGAATGTAATGTTAGATGAGAAAGGTAACGTAACAACAAGAAAAGGGATTAAACAAGTATCTGACTTGGTTGGCGCTTCTTCTTCTAATACAGATATTGTTAAGTCTTTAGGTGAATTTAGAAATGCTACTGGTAGTTCAACTATCTATGCTGGCGCTAAAGATAAGATTTATAAGTTAAACACAGCCCACACGCCTTACACTTTAGATGCTCAAACATTTACAGGTACACCTCAAACATTAACTGATGGTAACTGGGAGTTTTCTAACTTCAATGATAAGTTCTATGGTGTTCAATCAGGACACAAGCCTATCTATTTTGATGGCACTAACTGGATGGATTTAGAGGATGCTGGGTCTTTCTCAGCACCTGCTGGTGTAACTACCTTTAATCCTAGATGTGTTGTTGGTGACTTCGGTAGACTATGGGTGGCTGGTATTGCTGAAGAGAAGGATGTTGTTTATTATTCTGATACTTTAATCGGACACGTATTCGCAACTGGCGCTGCTGGTTATTTAGACATGAAGACTGTATGGGGCGGTGATGAAGTTACTGCTTTAGCTAGTTTCATGGGCAAGCTTGTTATCTTTGGTAAGCGCAATATTGCTATCTATAATAGTCCTGATGATCCTTCAGCTGCTGCATTTCAATTAGATGAGGTAATAGCTGGTATTGGTTGTGTGGCTAGAGACTCAGTACAAGCCCTTGGTGATGATATTATATTCTTATCTAACTCAGGTTTACGTTCACTACAAAGAACAATGATACAAGACAAGATGCCATTGATTGATTTGTCTCTTAATATTAAAGATGAGATTACATTAGATATTGTTAATGCTGATATGGACAAAGTGAAAGGTCAATACTGCTTATGTGGTGGTTATTATGTGCTTTCATTCCCAGATAGAAATATCACATATGTATTTGACTTTAAAGGAAAGGCTGGTGACGCTCCAAGAATAACAACGTGGGAGTTTGACTCTAAGA